GTCGACCAGGAGCCGCAGGGACGTCGAGCACGGCCGGAGCCGGTCGACGTCGAGCACGGCCGTCCCTGGTCGACCAGGAGCCGCAGGGACGTCGAGCACGGCCGGAGCCGGTCGACGTCGAGCACGGCCGTCCCTGGTCGACCAGGAGCCGCAGGGACGTCGAGCACGTCGAGCACGTCCGGCCGTGCTGGTCGCTGGTCGCGGCCGTCCTGGTCTGGCGCGCCCATAGAAGCGATTGCGTGAATCGGCCGGAGTGCGATAGAAGCGATTGCGTGCGATCGGTGGTACGGGATAGAAGCGATTGACCGTAGGGTTTCGCCAGGATTGACGATTCCACAAGAATTCGCATAGGGCGCATAGTGGACAAATGCCGATGTAATGTTGCGTCATTGGGATGACAAGGCGCGAGCGTAGCGTACTTATAGAATGCAATTCGCGGGAACCATCCGCTTCTATATGGCTATCCCGACCGAGTGCCGATGACTTATAGAGTCGATTGACGCCTTTCCGCGGGCTCCCGATTCCCGAATAGAAGCGATCCCGTTTCCCGCCGATAATGCCGATTATCGGCGGTTTTCCCAGGGGTTTTAGGCGGCTTTCGAGGGCGTTAGGGCGGCTTTATAGACCTTATTCGGAGCGGCTTTGGGGCAGCTTTGTCGGGCGGGGCGGCAAGAGTTTGGCGCCTCTGAGGCAAACCGATGTGCTTGAGGTTTTGGAACACGATCGAACATACGTTCAGCAAGACAGATTTGCGTCAAACCGCACTTAGATCACTTCTATGGGTCCCATCCGGGGGCTCAGAGAGGCTCCCGAGATCGAGCGCTCAGAGAGGGCACTTGGAGAGCACTTCGACCATGACCCGATCGCCGCGATTACCGATCGAACATATGGCCGGTTTACCTGTTTACCATTTTCCGGGTCCCTACACACACACGCACCGGGGGGCTCACGCACGCACGCAGGCACAACGCATTTTCGCTCGTACGTGCGTTCGCTCCCGAGTTTAGCAGGAGATGGACAAACTTGGAGAGATATAGAAAGTAATGTAAATAGTGAAATAGGTAAATAGTAGTAGTATATATGTAGTAGTACTAGGTACTTTACCTGTTTCCAATTATGAGATTCCAGACCCAACAATTTACATTGCCTGTTTCCGTTATTGACAACTGTTTCCGCTAACATTTTACAAACGTATGTTCGTTTGACCAGCCTGTGAGGGTGGCCGCCTGGGATGGCCGCCCGAGGGCTCGTTTGCGCGCCATTTGTACTTAACGGCGGCCCCGGAGAGCATCTCGATATCATTCTGCTATCGGACATGGCGCACAGGGTCGAGGCGGGCTCTCGGCCCTGTACTGGCGACTTGGGAAGCCGGTCGGGCTTGGCGGGCTTCGGCTGGGCTTACGTGGCACTTGCAAGGGCTTCGGTGAAGCCTCGGGGGGTGATGACATGCTGGTATCAACGTGCTATCGTTCTGGTAGCCCGTGAGGCCCGCCCTGGGCCGTCACTTGCAGGGCTGGACGAGAAAGAGAGGCCACTTGATGGCAGGACTACAACAAGACAGGATCGAGTACCGCCCGTTGGACGAAGCGACCAAGCCGCGAGACGGTGAAGTGCTCGTGGACCGCTGGTGGGTCGTCCATCCCAAAAAGGGACTCACCTTCTACAACCTCTACGGCCCCCATTCGTCGCCCCAGTGCAACCACAACGAAGCGATCTGTCGCTCGATTACCAAAGACCTGTACCCCGACCACGAAGTACTGTTCGTGCCGGTGGTCTACCTCGGCTGGCCAGGAAGGACTTGGAAATGATGATTCTTCTATTGACGCAGGAGGAGCTAACGATCCTTCTCGACATCCTCGCGACGCACGACGAGATCGGTGTCGTTGGCATGGAGATCTACAACAGAGCGATGGAACTGGATCGGAGACACCAAGACATGAGTGACCAAGACAACCCCCAACCCATCACGAATCCGGAGTACGAGCCGCCCTCCATCGCTTCAGGGACGGTCAGTGAGGACTTGGTTCGTTCGATGGCTCATCTTGTGAACGAATACGGCGCTGCTGGCGTCCGAAGCACTCTTCGCGAGATGACGGACGGCGCTCAACTGGCCTACATGGGCACCGACGCCACCAAGTGGGCGCACGAGTTCGTCGCGATGCACGGCGGCGACGAGTCCTTGATGATCGGGTGGTTCGCCAACGCCATCGAGGCCGGGAAGGCCGCGTTATGAGCGATACTTCGAACCCCGTCGACTGGAAGCCCTGCACTTGCGGCCAGTACGAGGTGCCACCGGGCGGGTTCTACGAACACGAAGGCGTCCACCACACCCTGGAGGGCGATTGCTACGACTTCCACTGGGTTCCCGGCCCGCAGGTCGAGGGGGTGCCTACCTGGAAGGCGATCCCCGACAAGCAACCGCTGGGGGAGTGGACGTACTTCCTTTTCGGCGTGATCATCGTGATCGTCGTCCTGTGCCTGTCCCTCGCTGCCTTCTTCATGATCGGGAAGGGTGACCCGTGAGCCACGAACGCATCGATCGGATACTTGAGATCCTGGACGCTGGCAACCAATCCACCACGCCGTTTCATCACGGGTACCCACCGGCCTTTCCCGATATCGACTCGGCCGAAGCGCTTGCAGCGTTTCTCCGAGCCTTCGCAGAAGCCGCCATCAAGTGGCAGGCAATGTACGTGGAGTTCGCCCAAGACATGGCTGCGCTCGTCCAGGCATTCATCGCCGTTGGCGAACATCTCGGACAAGGCCCCGATGTCGACTCTGGGACGGGCGACGAAGCGGAGACGATCCACGAGGGCGGGTGCAGGGGATGACTCAACAAGAGCAGGATCTCATCGCCTATGCGCTCTTCGAAGCGCGCCAGTCGTGCCATCAACCCATGAGCCGTGGTGGGGTGGGGCTCGCCGCGGACGCAATCGCCCGAGCACTGAATGGTACCACCATTGACTTCGACCGGGATCGCTTCGATTCTCTGGCCCTGAAGGGGGTGGCGACATGACCGACAAGTGGGCTGACAGGCCCAAGACCTTGTGTTACGACTCGATCGGCGTCCTCCAGATCAAGCTTTCGACCATCGTCCTGGCCGGTCAGATGTTCCCGGCCGGGATCATCGTCTGTCCGCCCACCGAGCACGAGGTAGCCGAAGGCTATGACTGGCTCGATCGCTCGCTGGGTGGCCAGGGGTACTACTCGTGGAGCGTCTACATCCCCATGGAGAATGGCTTTCTTGTCCATATCGACCGCAACCACTACGGCCGCAAGAATCCGAACCCCGGCTGGCACTGGTCGATGACGCTCTACTCCCGTACTTGCAGTCTTCGCCAGCATCCTCCTCCAGACCGTGATCTCTACCTGCCCATGTTCGGAACGGTGGTCGGCCACGAAATCTTCACCGAGACGAAGAACTTCCAGGGGATCGCGTGCTGGAACCAATGCGAAGAGGAGTGGATGGTCGAGATGTTGGAGCGACTTGGCACCATGGCGGCGCACCACGACGTCGAGGGTCCCCAGGTCGAGATCCGCAAGCTGTCCGAGATCGAGTGGGAGATCCCCTCCCAGAAGGAGGAGCCCTGATGTCCGATGTTCCCACCACCAAGCGAGTGCTTCCCGACCTTGACCTTGTACCGAAGTTGGAACCGAGCGGTGAGTCCGTGACGGTCCCCAAGAATGATGTGATCTCGTTTCCCATGAAGGAATGGGCCAAATGGCGAGCACACGTCAAGGTTGGCGGGACGGCGCACCCGATCAAGATGCCCGAGCCTCTCGGTGGCTTGGCTGTCAGTGGTGAGTACATCTCCTTCCACCGGGAGTCGTATCTGACGTGGGAGGCTCAGCCGTCCATGACCGGAGCGCCGCAGGGTCCCGATCCGGTTGATGTTCGGGTTACGATCTACAAGGACCCATTCACGGTCGAGCACGACCTTCTGGACACGCCCGCCGAGCCCCAGGAGATCAAGCTCCGAACGGGCCAGTTGATCCGTTTGTTGGCGTCCGTCCGGGACGTGATCAAGGACGCTGCCGAGGAGGAGGGGCTCAGCCTCAATCTCTGGGCGGAGCGGGTCCTCTTCGAAGCTGGGATGAACGTGCTCCACAAGCACTTGTATTCCAAGCCGATGACGCAGGTCGAGCGCGAGATCTTCTCTCCGGTGATGATCTCGTCCGGTACGACTTGGGTCACGGGCGGCAGCGGCTACCCGCGGCAAGCCATTGCTGGTGAGGGCTCGTCAAGTTTCGTTCCTGGCCCGGCAACGATCAAGTTCGGTGATGACGAGCAGATGATTGGACTCGTCAAGTCCATCACGCTCAAAGAGGTCAAGGACTTTGTGCTGGCAGATGAGCCGGAGGAGGAGATCCCCGACCACGACGAAGACAACATCATCTACGTCGATGGCCACCCGATCGACGTCACCGACCCGACCCATCCGGTCATTGCTGCCGAGCGAGATCGCATCGAGAAGGCAGACCTGGGGGTGGACCCATCTGTCGCTGCCCTGATGGGCGACGAGTCCTTTGCCGAGGCGACTCCACGCCGAGAGGCATACGAGGAGTCGCTTGTCGACTGGGAAGTGCCTGATGAGGACGTATTTCGGTTCGACTGAGTTGACAGAATGCAAGTAGACCCCTAGAGTTCGTGCTGCCGTCTTGTCCACGGCTCCGGGAACCGCATCGCCCACAGGACCCCCAAGTACCGAAGCGATGAGTTGTCAAAGGGAACGTCCAGGCCCGCCCCACCCGGCGGGCCTGGCTCGTTTACCGGCCAACGTTGACCCCTTTCGAAGCGGCGAGTAGTGTGACCGTCCCGTCCCCTCCAGGGGTGGGACCACCGGAGAATCGAGCGCCAGGGAGCGCCTATGGACAAGCAGCAATCTGCGGACGCAGCCGCCCAACTACTCGGAGCACTTCTCGTCGCGCGCCGTGACGCGAAGGCCTTATACCTTCCAGCGGGAACCCACCATGACGGATCACCACGACCGGCCGGATGGGTCGCCCAGCGGAGCAAGTTCACCAAAGGCGACTTTCGGGCACACTTGCTCGATACCAAGTGTCTCGGCACCTACCTCCACAGTCGTGAGTCGACATGCAAGTTCGTGGCGTTCGATATCGACCTGAAGCCCGAGGGTCCGTACTTCATCGTTCGTGACCTTGACGAACTGGAGCGGATGGAGGCTCAGGGTGCCTACGAAGGCACTCTCGACCCCGATGCCCGTGTCGGGCCGCTTGAGGCAGCACTCCACGACCCCGACATGGAGGCACATCGCTGGGCGCGCTGTCTTGTCCGTGAGACGGCGATGAGAGTGGCTGCACAGGTGGACAAGGTGCTGAATCTCCCCGTCCTGCCGGTCGTCACCGGGGGCGGAGCGCACGTGATCGTGCCGTTCGGTGATCTGGTACCTGGAGTCGAGGCCCGAGCCATGGCACACTCCGTCCTGGAGAATGTCGCCGGGTTCTGGCGCAAGAGTGAAAGTTTCTACAAGAACGCCCCGGACGACGTTGAGGGCTGGGTGGAGATCGAGGTCTTCCCCAAACAGGACGGTCTTTCGGAGCCTGACAGCTTGGGCAATTTGCTCAGGCTGCCATTGGGGTGGCACTTGGAGGCCAACATGCGAACTTACTTCCTTGATTTGCAACGATCGGTGCCACCTTGGGATCTCCCGCGGCGCAGGAGTCTCGACACACTCCGAGAGTGTGCTGAAGCTCTGGGCCTGGACGCATGAATGGTCAACGCTTCGGACGACTGATTGTCCTGGAAGCGGAAACTCGACAACGCAAATGGATTTGCCGGTGCGATTGCGGTGCCGTGCGTGGCATTGACAAGTATGCACTCATGAACGGATTGACTCGTTCCTGTGGGTGTTTGCGTCGAGAAGTTGCATCGAGGAGTATGAGTGTTCTTCACGAACAGGGGTTGGCGGGGAACCCTGATTCCAAGGGTCGTCCTGTTCATGGGCACACTTCCAGAAGCGGGACTTCTCGGACTTATTCATCCTGGAAGTCAATGAGGCAACGATGCAGTAATCCCAATGGCATTGCATGGCATCGTTACGGAGGGCGAGAGATTACTGTCTGCGAGCGCTGGGCGAAGTTCGAGAACTTCCTGGTCGACATGGGAGAACGTCCCGAAGGCATGTCGCTCGACCGGATCGACAACGATGGCAACTACGAGCCGGGGAACTGTCGGTGGGCAACATCGCTGGAGCAAGCCAAGAATCGCGCTCCATGACTCCGTTCGATGATATCTCATCTGCCTTCGACCAAGGAATGATCGGTCCTGCCGAGATAGAGCAATTGCTGGATGCTCTCTACGGTCCAGACGAGTCGTCGGAGAAGACCGAACGGCGCGAACGGGTCGCCCCTGGTGGATTGGCAAGAAAGTTCCAGCTTGTCGGCCTGAACCGTCAGGTCATCGACAAGAACAGAGCCGACGAGTCGGCTGCCAGTCACGCGCCGACCGTCCATGCGCCGGTCGAGATACCCGAAGAGTTCCTGGCCGACGTGCCTGAACCGCCCGAGGAGTTGGAGAACCGTGGTCCGGACTACATCCCTGAGATCAAGTCACGCGTCGGCATCCTCGTCGCCGTTCGCAAGTGGGGGAAGCCCGAGAATCACCCCCTTCGAGCCAACCGCATCGAGGGGATCAAGTTCAGGTGTCCCTTTGATTCCCACGTCGACAATAATCCGAGTGCTTGGGCTAATCGCGAGAAGAACCTCTGGCACTGCGGCAAGTGTGAGTCGGGTGGGGATGTAATCGACTTCTACGCGGCCCGCAAGTACGGGCTGGACCCGTCAGGGTTCCATCGGTCGTCCGACTTCCGCAAGATCGTTGTGGAGATGGCCGAGGAGCTTGGAATCGCCATCGTCCAGACACCGGATGGCGAGTACATGGTCGAGGTAGATGACCAAGATTGGCCATCGTCCCGCCCTGATGGTCCGGAACGGGAAGAACCGGCCCCCGTTCCGGAGATCACCTTTGAGCCGGTAGACCCCTTGGCGGATGAGCCGTTGATCCCTGTCGTCCCGCCCTCATCCGAAGCGAGTGAGCCAATCACGATCTCGACCGAGCAGATGGAGCGAGGGCTGGTGCTCACCACGTCCGATCTTCAGACCGAGGAGGAGTCTGACGAGATACCGCCCATGGACTGGTCGATCTTGGCGATCGAGGAGGACACCTTCTTGGATCGTTGGATGAAGTATCATACCGAGCACTATCCTTGGGCTCCGGTGGAGTACTTCCTGGCGCTGGGGCTCCAGGCACTCGGCGCGTGTGCCGGTCAGTGTGTCCACGTCGAGGGCGGCGGTGGCGTCATCCACTCCGGAGCCTTGATGACCCTGTTGATCGGCCCGTCCGGCACCGGCAAGTCCTTCACGGTGTCACGCATGTCCGATCTCTTCGAATCGGTGGTCCCATTCCGTCGCGACGACGGCGAGGGGCTGAAGATTCTCCCTCAGATGGGTTCCCCGGAGGCACTGGTCTATGGGATCAAGACAGAGATCGAGGACCCTGCTAATGCGGTAATGAAGCTGGAGGTTCCGACGACGGCCTGGTACCACGAGGATGAGTTTGCGGAGTTCATCTCCCGAACCCGTCGGGCTGGCTCAGGTGGGGACTTCAAGTCGAAGCTCATCACGTTCTATGACTTCCGTAACTCCGGCATCAACCCCAAGATTGCAGTACGTCACCAGACCAAGGGCTCTGGCATCGATGAAGTGTCCGATTCCTTCCTCATGGCGACGTTCACGACGCAGGAGCGGTCGCTGCGCGATCTGGTGGCGAACGGCGACCTGCATAGTGGGTTCATGGGCAGGATCGTTCCGATCTTCGGAGGCAGGACGGTGTTCCCCCTTCACGACAATCCGAAGGTGCCGGACCCCGACTACTACGACGAGTTCGAAGCGGTCTGGAAGCGCTGCCGTCGCGGAGTCAAGTGGATAGCTCCGCTGACGGACGATGCGATCGCGTACGGCAACGATCCGGCTGGGCCGGTTCATAACCGCATCTTCCCGATGCAGCGCGAGCACCCTCTCTACGGCCGGTTGTGGGACACCGTATTCAAGATCGCATTTGCCCTGGCGCTCAACAACGGCAAGGCGATGGTTGACCGGCCGACGTACGCCAGCGCCGTGCGGTTCGCTGACACGTACTTGATCCCGGCCTATGCTCACCTGATGAAGCATGTGGCGTCGAGCGAGGCCGACTATGCCGTTAGTGAGTTCGTGGCGTGGATCGAGCAGTGGTACAAGGACCACGACGAGCTACCCGAGAAGAGTCATCTCTACAAGGCCAAGTTCTATCGCAGGCTCAATGCCGATGAACGCGCCAAGTTCATCGATGCCGAGCGGACCAGTGGGCAGGTGGCTGAGATCCAACTGGAGCGCGACACCGGTCAGCGGAAGTTCTGCAAGACTTGTTACGTCTCGATGGAGGGCTTCGCTGGACTCCCGGCCTCACCTGATGGCAAGAAGTACCCGCAGGAAGATTTCTACAAGGCCTTGCGGTTGAAATAGTCTCCGGTAGTCTCCCGCCATGAGCGAGACGCCCTGGAGTGGCACCCGAGAACTGTGGGTCTTGAACCCTGGACCGGCGATTGACATTGCCTTCGACCACGGAGTCACGAACTTCGTCTTCTCTGAACGCACGTACAAGTTCAAGGGCAACATGCGGCTCGACCCCGAGCGGCAGTTGGAGGCAGCCTCCCGAGGACGGGCCTGGCGAGCCATCCTGGTCGAGTACGACAGCAACATGGCGGTGGAGTTCACTTCCCGCGTGCGCTTCCATCATCCTGTCGGCGTGTACCGGTGCTGGGACGCCAGCAATGACATGCGTTACAGCTTGTACGACAAGCTGGACGACAAGCTCAACCTGCCCGGTGATCTCGTGGGACGGATGGCGGGAGACGGTCAGGAGTTCCGCATCGTCAAGGATCAATCCAAGCGCATCTTCATCACGGGATCTCCGTCGACCGACATCGACTGGAATGCGGCGATGAAGACTGTCGGCACGGTTAAGTCGCGACATCCTGACTGGATCTTCCACTTCCATGCGGGCAAGAGCCTCCGGCGAACAATGGGCATTGGTGTGGATGCCTTCGATCACCCGATCCGGACCCGCTGGATCGACGGGCTGCCCGCCCTGGTGCTCCCCAATGGCCACGAGTACCGACCGGGACAGGAGTTGACTAAGGGGATCAAGGACTGGGCGCGCATGATCGGCATGGACATCGAGGAGGTGCTCTCGATCAGCGATAGGCACAAGTTGTCCCGTGAGGCGTTCAAGTTCAGTCTGCGCTCGATCCGCTGGCTGTTCATGAACTATGACAACGCTTGGAAGCCAGGCCGTGGTGAGGGGTCGGGCGGGGAGACGGTAGATACCGAACCGAGCGACGTTGACTGGGAGCCGCTGGAGGAGCCGGTCTACAAACTTTCCAAGGGTTTGCCGGTCCTTCCGCGGGATAGGTGGTTGTGCGACACTTGCTCCCTGGTAGCGTCCTGCCCATATTCACGACCAGGAGCAGTGTGCATAGTGACCGGATCTGAAGCAACCGGCCTCGCCGCCAAGTTCAAGACGCGGCGCTCGACCGACATCATCGACGCGCTTGGTTCCATCATGGCGGCAGACGCCGAGCGCGTGGAGAGCGCCATGCAGAAGGAGAAGAGCGCGGAGAAGCTCGATCCGAACGTCTCCAAGCTAATGGAGTCGCTCTTCACTCGTGGCATTCAGCTTGCCCGTCTCGTGGACCCGGCCCTGGCGTACCAGATGAGCAATGGGGCCAAGATCAACATTGTCAATGGCGTACCGGCCCAGTTGGCGGTCGCCAACGCGACTCCCCAAGAGTTGATGGCCAAGGTAGTGGGCGAGTTGGAGAAGGAAGGCATCAAGATCGAAGACGCGACGGTCAACGATGTCGAGACGATCATCGGCCGGATGGGAAGTCGTGACATCCTGGATGTCGATTCGATCGAGGCGTGATGTCGCACGCTCCAGCGGTCCTCGGCGCTGAGTTCCTTTGGCTTCGGGATCACCCCGAGTTCGAGCAGCGCCCTGCCTCGATAGTCGAGTTCCTTGGCCCTGACTACTTGGACATCCTCCAGTTCACGAGGCCCGCCCTTCTCAAGATCTTGGTGGAGATGTTCGGCGTGGAGTCGAACCCCGATCGAATCGCCAAGTACACCGAGGCTCTGTTCACCGGGGCTATCGGTGTTGGCAAGACGACGATTGCCTCCATCGTTGTCACGTACATGACGCACTGGCTCCTCTGCCTGCGGGACCCCCAGGGTTACTTCGATCTCATGCCGGGATCGAGGATCGCCCTGATGCAGATGTCGACTTCGGAAGACCAAGCCAAGGAAGTGGTCTTCGGTGACATCTCGGCCCGGATCATGCACTCGCCGTGGTTCCAGCGGAACTACCTTCCTGATCCGAAGTTCAAGAGCCAGTTCCACTTCCCCAAGGACATCTGGATCATCCCTGGCGACTCCGCTGAGACGACCTTTGAGGGTTACAACATCATCGGGGGCGTGCTTGACGAGGCCGACTCGCACCGGGTCACCAAGAACAAGGACTACGCCGAGCAGGGCCACTCGACCATCTATGGCCGTATGACTTCCCGGTTCGGACATCGGGGCTTCCTCATCGTCATCGGTCAGATGAAGCACCCGAGTGGGTTTGTCGCCAAGACGATGCTCAGGATGTCCAAGGACCCGACCTGTTACGTCTCGCGCATCACGATCTGGGAATCACTGGGCTGGTCGAAGTTTACGAATCGGATGACGGGCGAGCGTGATTCGTTCTGGTACGACTCGCAGCGCTTTGAGTTCACCACCCGTGAGTTGACTGAGTTCAAGGGGTTCCCCGATCACATCATCGAGGTCCCCAACGAGTACCGCAAGAACTTCATGATCTCGCCACACAAGGCTTTGCGGGATCTCGCCGGTCGGCCCCCGTCGATCGAGTCTCCGTTCTTCCATGATCCGTCGAAGTTGGAGTTGGCTCGCGACGCTTGGTGCATCCGCTACAACCGCAACGATGGTCCCGTGGATCACTTGAACAGTATTGCTGATTGGTTCGTTGCTACCGATGGCCTCAAGCGTGCAGTTCACATCGACATTGCCTTCGCTGACGAGGGCGACGGGCTGGGACTAGCCATGGGGCACGTACCTGAGATGGTGGAAGTCGATGGTGAGTGGAAGCCGTACATCTGCATCGATCTGGTCATGTGGATCAAGGCTCCGGCCGGTCAGGAGATCATTCTTGGCGACATTCGCCGGATCATCTACAAGTTGCGAGATGATCGCCACTTCCGGATCACGAAGGCGACGACAGATGGTTTCGAGTCCACCGATTTCCGGCAGCAGTTGAAGAAGCGACGGATTGCCACGGACATCGTGTCCATGGACCGATCCAAGTTGGGCTATCAGGATCTTCATGACGCCATGTACGAAGAGCGTCTGGCGATTCCCCCGTACCTCGTGCCGTTGAATGCGGGCGATCCGACCCCCATTGACATCCTGTATCGAGAGATCAGTAACCTTCAAGACATCGGCCCCAAGATCGATCACCCACCTGACGGATCAAAGGACGTAGCCGATGCTGTGGCGGGTGTGACGACGACGCTCATGGGTGGGACAAGTTTCCACAACCGGTCCATGGTGATCTCCGGCATGTCGGGCGGGTCCAACACGTCGAGTGGTACAACTGGAGGCCAAACGTCCTCCAACTGGCCCGCCCACCCCGCGGTCAACACCGGATTCAAGGCGCAGAACCCTTCGATGCCACTTCAGCCAATCACATGGCGACCACCCACCAGGAAGTAACAGATGCCTGATACAGAACAGATGCAGTTGCCGCTCCCTGGTACCAACGGCCACGGAAAGCCAGGACCTGTGTTCTCTTTCCGTAAGGCCGACCCGCCGCGACTCGGTACGGCGTTCGACCAGAAGAGCCAGTTCTCCCAGTACAGCGGAATCCCCGGCTCGCAGGCGCTCATGTTCGACCTGGACAAGCTGACTCTGGCCGATTACTCCAACATGCGAAGCCACCCGCAGATCAACGCTTCGCTGTCGTTGATGTCCTTCATGCTCCACCAGATTGACTGGAAGATCACGTGCGAACGCCAGGACATCGCTGACGTGGTGGAGGAGAACATGCACTTGATCTGGACTCCGCTGGTGCGGGGGTTGGGCACGGCGTACTGGGCCGGGTACAGCCCGATCGCGCTGGAGTGGGATAACGAATCTTCGGGGCGCTGGCTGTTCATCGACAAGATCAAGGATCTTGCTCCGGAAGACTGCCGTGTCCATTGGAAGGAGGTCGAGTCCAACTACGTGCCTCGACCAGAGGACGTGCTTGGGCCTCCCGGCAAGGTCATCAAGCCGAAGGTCAAGATCTACGACGGCATCGACAAGTTCGGCCTTGGCTACCCGATCCGACCGGAGCACACGCTCTGGTACCCGTGCCTCATGGAGCGTGGCGATTACTATGGTCGCAATCTCCTCAAGCCCGCCTTCATGCCGTGGTACTTCTCCATCATCATCCACCTGTTCGCCAACAGGTACTTCGAACGGTTTGGTGAGCCGGTCCCCGTGGGCCGTGCCCCCCTGGAGCGTGAGTACACCTTCATGGAGGATGGGAACCTCATCAAGATCAGCGCCAAGATGGCGATGGAGGCCGCTATCGACTCCGTGCGTAGCGGCGGCAAGGTCGTTCTGCCCTCTGATCGCGACGAGACGGCGACGGGCAACCGGTCCGAGTACGAGTGGGACATCGAGTACCTTGAGGCCCAGATGCGTGGCGCTGACTTTGAGCGCTACCTGGCCCGCTTGGACGAAGAGATCAGTCTTTCGATCTTCACTCCCATGCTCCTGATGCGCTCCGGCGACCGGGGCAGCCTGAACCTTGGCGTGCAGCACACGCAGACCTGGCTCACGGCGCTCAACAGCATGGCAGCGGACCTGAAGGTCTACATCGACCAGTACCTTTGCCAGCGGATCAAGGCTTACAACTTCAGCCCGAATGCTCCGCGAGTGGAGTGGGAGCCTCGATCGATGGGCAAGGACAATTCCGAGACGCTTCGTGCGATCGTCGTGGAGTTGATCCGTGGTGGGACCGTCAAGCCAGACCTGGAGGAGATGGGGGTCGCTCTTGGCATGACACTCAAGCAAGTCCAGCAGGTCTTGGCTCCGACTGCGGCCGTCGATGATCGCCAGCGGACCGAGCGCACCGATCGCACGGCCGACAAGCCCAACCTCGTCAATGACGACCGACCAAGGACCGTTAGTGGATGAACAAGATGCCCCTCAGAGGATCGAATGTGTGTGCTCCCGGAAGCCTCTCCTGGCTCGTGGCGGGATAAGTGACGGCAAGCCCTTCATCTGGGTCCGAAATGTCCGCGGCCGTGTGGACTTGATTGTCGAGTCAGGGACGATCCGTATTTGCTGCCGTGAGTGCGGGCGCTGGATGCGAGTTCGCATCGCGCAGGTACTTGAGATGACCCACGACGTCTGACCAATACTGGAACTTTCTGGCTTGGGTCCGTGTAGTCTCTCGGCCATGCACGTGTACTCAAGTGGATTGCGGTCCTCGGCGGTTTTCGCCTTGGCTGACACCCAGTTGGACACCATCGTTCCCACCAGCGCAGGGCTCATCGAGCGTGGAATCAAGATCTTGCGTGTCGGAACCTTCACTGATTCCAAGGGCAGGGTACGGACGTACACCCCCGAGAGCCTGGAGGCGGCGGCGCAGAACTTCCGCCACTTGCGCTCTTCCAACGTCCTTCCGAATGTCCCAGTCAAGATCGATCACTCGATCTCGATGCGGGATGTCATCGGGTACTTCCTGGATGTTCGATTCGAAGCTCCCTTCCTGGTGGCCGATGTCGAGTTCACCACCGCCAAGTCGGCGGAGGATTATCGAACGGGTCACTTGAGGAACCGCTCGATCGAAATAGGGGAATACGTGACAAACGAGGGTCAAAGCTACGATCCTGTCGCTGTCGGCCTTGCGTTCGTTGATCTGCCAGCGGTCGAAGGTCTATATCGCCTCTCCGAAGGAGAACCCAACATGAGTGGAAATGCCACAAGCACGCAGACCCCCCCGGCTGCGACGGATGCCCCGACGACCGATCCTCCGGTGACGACTCCGCCTTCGACGGACCCGCCTGCGGCCGATCCCCCGGCGACCGACCCGCCTGCGGCCGATCCCCCGGCCGCTGACCCGCCTGCTACTGATCCCCCGGCAGATCCGGCCGGTACGGCTCAGCACCAGCGGCCCGCTGGCCAGGTTCACACCTTCCGCCTGTTCGGCCAGGAGGTGCAGGACTTCGGCCGAGTGCAGGATCACATCTCCGCACTGGAGAAGTTCCGTTCGGATTCGATCACGGCCGAGCGTGCGGCGTTCATGAAGAGCCTCACCGATCGCAAGATCATGACGAACCCACAGGTGACTGACCTCAAGCCGCTCGTGGATTCGTTCGATGAGGCGCAGTTCGCTGCCTTCAAGAAGACCTACGACGAAGCCGGTCCTGCGTCGATCTTCGCTCGCCATGACACCAACGGCTCCACCGACCCCAACGCCGATCCCAACGTGCTCAGCGAGATCGAGCAGCAGGAGGAGATCGTCGCCAACCTTCGCCGGACCGGCAAGGACGAAACCTTCATCGAGAAGACCGCGGCGTTCCGTAGGCTCACCGAGCTTCGGGCGCAGAAGTAAGGGAGACGACGAACCATGTCGACATTCATCAAGGCCGACGCCACTCGGACTCCGTTCGGGAAGAACGTCTGGCGGTTCTCGGTCTACGACGTCAAGCTCACGTCGTACACCTGCGGCGCGGGCCTGGTGCCCAACAACATGACGGTCGATTCCGTCGCCACGAAGGTGCTTCAGCCTGGCGTGATCATGGCCAAGGCGACGTCGGGCGTCAACTCCGGCAAGGTCGGCGTCTTCCAGGCGTCGGTGGCGGATGGCCGTCAGACCGCTGCCAACATCGTCGGCATCAACGACACCTTCCTGCCGTGGCAGTTGACGGAGCGTGACGTCGAGATCGCCGTGGCCTACGAGGCCACTGCCAAGCAGTCGTGGTGCATCGAACACGACGCGGCGGGCGCGCAGATCGCACTCTCCAACACCACGAGGGACGCCATCCTGGCGCTCCCGGCCCTCGCCCTGCTCTTCAAGTGAGAGGTACCTGACATGGCTGTTTTTCCGCCCCAGGATCGATTGATCCGCAAGGAGACTGCTCTCGGGACCATTCGGTCCTTGGAGCCGCCGTTGAACCACATCGGCACACGTCTCATCGCACCGTTCCTGGAAGTCGCGAACGATGACGTGATCTTCGACTTCGCCAAGGGGCTGACCGATGGTCTGGCCCCGGCACGAGCCGAGGACGCGGAGTCTGAGCTTGCCCAGAAGGACTTGATCTTCGGCGGGACCGGGCGGGCAGCCGTGCTCGACTGGGCGCTGAAGGATCACTACTCGGCTAGCGACGTGAGCCGCTACCGGGAGGGTGCCCTCATCCAGAGTCGTCTCGGCGTCACTGACGTTCCGCTGACGATCGCCTCCAACGCGGAGGAGTTCCGGAACAAGGTCGCTCGCGACGACGCACTCCGCCGCCGCAAGCTGGACAACCGGATCGAGTGGATGATCATGACTGCTCTGTCGACGGGCGGTATCGCCTACGACGACGGCAAGATCAAGTTCACCGTCGACTACGGGCGTCCCGCGGGCCAGCACGACGAGGCTCCGGTCGGGTCGCTCTTCTCGGCCACGACTTCCGACCCGATCGGTGAGATCCTCACCGTTCAGGAGTTCATGTTCGACACCTACGGCGTCCGCATGGACCGGATCTTGGCTTCCCGCAAGATCCTCAACAGCTTCATGAACAGCGATCGGTTCATCGCACGGTCGGGCATGGTCAACGTGACCGGCTCCGACCCGGTGGATCTCAACTACGTCATGGACGGTTGGGGACCGCAGGCAGCGAAGCAGGTGGTCGAGCGCGCCACGAACGTGACCTTCATCGAGTACGACTCGGTGTACCGGACCCGTCCGGTCGGCAGCACGACGATCACGAACAACCGCTTCTTCCCCCAGAACACCATGCTCTTCCTCCCCAACAACGACGACCTGGAAGATCTGGACGACACCCTCATCGGGTTCGGCAAGACCCTCACGTCGCCGCACCCGGAGGGTAACTGGCAGCCGGGGTACTACGAGTGGGAGCAGGAGACGACCGATCCCTGGGGTGTCAACCGTGGCACCGGCATCAAGGCGTTCCCTGTCTTCCCGCACATGGAACTGACCTTCTCGATGGTCGTGCTCGCCTGACGGCGGGCACCGACCGACCCTCGTTACCAAGGAGAACAACATGGCACAAGTCGAGGAAGAACTGACCGAGGAAGAGCGCCAGGAGGCATACGAAGAGTCGCTTGCCGATTCCGGAGTCCGCGAGTACGACGAGAATTACGTCGGCGCTGCACCGGATTCCAAGCACTCCGCCTACGAGACGGACGCGCCGGTCGCGGATCACGACGAAGATCCGGACATCGAAATGCGCCAGCGCTGCAAGGAGCACGAAGAGGCCATGGCGCAGCCCCAGAAGGAAGTCCAGTCCTTCCAGGACTGGGTGGGCGAGCGCGAAACGGGCGTTGGCGGGCCGGGATCATCTCGGGTCAGCAAGTCCGGGCCGTCCGCTTCTGTGGCTTCCGATCCGGGCGATCCGGACGATGAGCCGACCAAGACGGAACTCTACGCACGGGCAACCGAACTGGAGATCGCCGGGCGGTCCACCATGGACTACGACGAGCTTCGTGCTGCCGTCGAAGCAGCCGAAGGCTGATCTCGGGGGGCCGACTCATCCCGCGGGGGTGGTGAGTCGGCCCCCCTGGGGTGACTCATGTCTTACTACTGTGAAGTAGGCGACCTGTTACTCGGGAACCTCCAGGGTCGCTTGCCGTCCCAGATTGACCCGGCTGAGTTCGTCAAGCACGCAGCGGAGGAGATGGACTCCAAGATCGGCTTCGTGTACGTCACGCCGATCAACGTCGACCCAGAGCCGGACCCGCCACTGGTGGCGCTCCCGGTTCCGCAGGTACTTCTTCTCAAGCACGTCTGCGCCAAGCTCGCCAGCGGCCGGATCATCCTTGCCGCCGCGATTGGGCATGAGGACTCGACCGTTCACCAGTACGGCTTGTATCTGGTGCGTGAGGCCGAGGTTACCTTGATGGCGATTGCCAATCAGGAAGTTAACCTGGCCGCTCCGACTGTGGACTCTGAAGGTAATCCAGATGAGCCCGTGGACCCGCCGACGAGCATCGATCCCATGGCGTTCGTTCCGGGAGGGAAGAACCGAGACGACTTCGCTGCTGTGGCTGCCTTCGAAGACAACTACATGACGGACAATTACCCTTGCGAGGCCGTTCCCTGGATTCCTGGCCCGAGGCCCGAGTGACATGGCGCTCATCTCGACCGGGGTTCGGCTTCCTCGCGGCGGAGGCAATCTCCAGGCGGGCTTCTCGATCGATGTCGACGCTCACGAGGCTTACAAGCTCTTAGGGGCAGTTGAGTTCGCCACTTCTGGTATCAGGTTGGCGCACTTCATGAACTATGTGGCGCACCCGATCATGCAGGCCAGTATCATCCGGCGCTTCGCTGCGAACGGTGGGGAGGGTGTGCCCGGTGGGACCTGGGCACCGCTGGAGGAGTCGACGCGACGGATCAGGCTTGCGATGGGCTACGACCCCGATACGCCCAACGAGCGCACCGGAGCGATGCTCTCTGCCCTGCTCTACACCAAGCAGGTCGGCTTGGATGGAGCCGGTGGTGCGTTCTTGATGATTCCGGGTACGCAGATCGATCCGGTTCTCCGTTCCAAGTTGATGGTGTCGGAGTTCGGTGACGTTCAGGGCGAAGACGACATGATGCCGAACGCGCTTACGGTGCCTCGCCCGATCCTGTGGGTCGGACGGCGAGACGTGGCAGCACTGATGGTTGCCTTGCAGCTTCACATCATGGGGACGATAAACTTGATGGCTGGCGCGATTCAGGGACCGCCAGTGCCATGAGCTTCCCGATGGACTTCGTAGATCCGATCGTTGCGTCAATGAAGAACTTGATGAACTCGGAGATCTTGGTCGAACCGCGCCCGTTGAGCGCGCTTGATAGCAACACGATCGGTGTCTACCCGACGACATGGCTGCCTGCCGTCGACTCGCACTTGATCGGCCAGAACGAGCCGACATTGAACAACTACATCGTCCAAATCGCCAACGTCTTGGTTCATGGTGATGACATCGAGGGTCGCAGGCTGCACGGTGCGGACTGTCGCTCGATCAGGGCAATACTGTATCGAGACGACGGCCTCCGTGTAGCTTTGCTGGGACTAGCTGAAGTCCTTTTCGGATCGGTAGAGCGAGTGAAGAAGTACAACGTGCAAAGGCAAGACTTCCTGGCCTCCCGGTTGGATATCGGGTTCACCTTCCTATGCACTACCGATTTGGTCATTCAGACCGAGACGACACCACAAGGAGCGCCATGAGTACGGTTGATGAGAAGCGAGCCGAGGTGGATGCTCTCAGGGAGCAGATCCGTGAGCAGCGAACCGCCAATGCCCAGAGCGTCGCGGACGGCGTGGATGAGTACCGCGGTGCGGCTCTCGATGCCGAGGCTGACCACTTGCGCGAGGAACTGGAGCGCCTGCGGGCCGTTCCTGAGCCTTCGGTCCCCGCCGCCGCTCCGGTCGAGCCTCCGGTGAACGAACTGCCGACCTCCGTCCCCGACGCGGACAAGCTCAGCAAGGAAGACCTTGCCAAGGCCGTCGCAGCCCAAGAGTCTGCGGCTGACGCACAGAAGGGCAGCAAGTAATGGGATTCATGTCTCAAGCTGGTCACGTCGGGGTCAAGACCCAGGCGGTCAAGGGGACGTACCTGAGCCCCGGTGCTGTTGCGCCGAACCAAGGCGTCTTCATCTTCTTCCGGTCCGGCGCTCTCGGTGGCAACCGCGAACTGCTCATCCCGGACCCTGAGATCGGCGGCAGCCGGGACATTCCCGATGCTCAGCTTGGCCCGATCTCGTACTCCGGGGAGTACGACTTCTACGCACGCATGGAGTCGCTCGCCACGTGGATGAAGGGTGCTCTCGGTACGAGCATCGTGTCCGGCACGGCCCCGACTGGCTTCCTGCACACGATCACTCCGGCCGCGACGACCATTCCTTGGCTGTCGGTCGAAGAGAAGATCGCTGACGGCTACGAGGCGTTCCGGTACACCGACGCCAAGGTCAACACGCTCCATCTGGAGGCCGACGCCAACGGTTACCTCATGGGCACGGTCGGCCTCATCGCGCTGGAGCAAGAGTTGGAAGCCTCTCCCACGATCATCGCCAACCAACGACTCGACTCGTCGCCGTTGCTGGTGGGCACGAACGTGTGCGTTCGTTGGGGTGGCGTCGATCTTCCCGCCAAGTCGTTCAGCCTCGACATCAACAACAACCTCGAAGATGACGACTACCGCCTGTGCGGATTCTTCCTGGGCGATCTGGTCGAGAAGCGGCGTGAGATCACGGCGTCCGTCACCATCCGGCCGCAGGACTCCGCTCTGTGGCGCACGGCCATGTGGGGGTCCCCGGTGGCCACCGCTCCTCTCGGGCAGTCGTTCAAGGACGACGTGGAGATCGAAGTCGAGACGTACGAAGATATTCCCGGCGCTACCGCGGGCATTAAGTACAACATGACGATCACGATTCCGCAGGCCGCGATCGCGCCGTTCAGTCTCGACCCTTCCGGCGATGACGTGATCGAGCATGACATCGAGATCCGGGCGCTCCGTCCCTCTCTCGCGACCCCGGTCGCAACGGTGACGATCCTGAACAGCTACCCCACCATCGCTTGATCTGAATACCAATCCAACAAAGGCTCAGGAGGCCACAAATGGAAGACACAGACACACTCCCCACCCCCGCAGATAGCGCTCGGGCTGCCATGGTCGCAGCCGGTGTGAATCCCGACATCTCCGTCCAGGCCGATTACTTCGGCTTCTCGGAGGTATACACCGTGACGCTGCCTGACGGCGTGTCATGGGTCCAGCACCGTTCCTTCAACGAAGGTGACCGTCGCCAGTACCTCAACAAGGCCAACCGCGAGGTGACGGTCGAGCGAGTATCCGGTGACGCCAAGATGAAGGTGGCGTCTGGCGATGAGCGCTACAACCTTCTCTTGACGGCGATCAAGGGGTGGAGCCTCGTCACGGCGCACAAGACGACCGGGGAGCTTCAGCCCATCGAGTTCAACGAGACGAACCTCCGCAAGTTCCTGGATTCGTCCAACCCGAAGATCATCGACATCATCGAGAAGGATGTCCGCGAGCACAACCCGTGGCTCATGGCGGAGATCACCGTCGAGGGCATCGATGAGCAGATCGCAGAACTTCAGAAGCTCCGTGAGCGCAAGGTCGCGGAGGCGGAGGGAAAAGCGTCCTAGAGACGCAGGCCCGTCAATATTGCCGAGAGAAGCCCATTGAGGGTCCTATCCACGAATCCTTGAGACTCTATGTCCTCTGCAAGTCGTGGGAATGGAATCACCTTCCGGTCATGGGAGGGATCTACGATCAGTCTCCCAAGCTATTGGATGACTTCTACATAATCCATTCCATCGAAGTGCAGGTCGAACGTGACAAGAAAGCTAAGGAAGCCCGGAGCAACCGTCGCAAGCCAGCGGCGTCGCGCTCGGGCGGAGGGCGCGGGCGACGGCGGTGAGGTGACGTGGACGCCACACTGACCATCATCATCCGGGCGCAGGGTCGGCAGGCCCAGCAACAGATCCAGGCGACCGCCAATCAGATCACCGGACTTCAGCGAGTGGCGCAGCGTGCTCAGGCTCGATTCGCGGGCCTGGGCACTGCCATGGGTGGTGGGTTCAAGCAGATCCACGCTGCCCTCAAGCAGTTGGCTCCAGTACACAAGAAGTTTCTGGATTCGCTGTCGGGTAATCCGCTCGTAAGGGCGGGTAAGAACCTTCAGTGGGTTGGCCGACAACTGATCTACAACTTCACGCTACCTCTGGGGCTCGCCGGGGTGGCGCTGTTCAAGTTCAATCAGGACTTGGAGCGGAGTCGCGTCCGAATCCGCAAGGTGTATGGCGACCTGTCGATGGACGCGGCGACGGCCAACAAGGAATTGAAGGCTCTCGACAGGACGTTTGAGCTTCTGAGCACGCGGTTCGGCGTGCATCAGGTTGAGGTGCTCGACATCGCCGCCGCCTGGGCGCAAGCCGGGTCGGCCGGTGCCGGTCTGGGCAACAACGTCAAGGCCACCTTGGAAATGATGATCCTCGGTGAGATGGAGGCTGTCGAGGCCACTGAAGCCTTGATCGCGATTCAGGCCGCGTGGCAATTCTCGACCATCCAGACGGGCGACGGTCTTAGTGAGCTTGGCACGCACCTTGCCATGTTGAACATCATCGAGAACGAGACGGCGATCAACATGGAAGGGTTGATCGATGTCTTCGTTCGGTCGGGCAGCATGGCGCGCACGGCCGGTCTGGAGTTCCAGGAGCTTGCAGCCTTGGCGGCAGCCCTCGTCCCGGCCACCGGTAGCGCCGCCAACGCCGGTAACGCTCTCCGCACGATTCTTGCTCGCCTGGTGTCGCCCACACAGGACATGGAGCAAGTGCTCGGGCGTCTCGGGATCACGGTCACGAGCGATCAGTGGATGGGTCGGGATGCTGTCGAGAAGCTGCAACTGATCGCCAAGGCCTTCTCCGAGTCGACGCTGGAGACACAGAACTTCGCTACCCGAATCCTGTCGAGTGGTTGGCAGGTCAACAGGTTCACCCGCTTGATGGCCGATCTCAACGATGAGAACGGCATCTTTGCCAAGGCGATGGAGGCGACCAGCGATCAGGTTCGCACCGACAAGGTGTATCAACAGGAGTTGCAAGCGGTTCTGGAATCGTCCCCTCGCAAGTGGGACATCATGACCAACGCCATTCGTAACTCGATGGCTAAGGCGTTCCTGCCTCTCATGCCGGTGATCATGAGCGTCATCCAATTCTTCGCTCAGATGGCTGACGGATTCGCCAAGCTCTCGGATACCACGAGGAAGATCATTCTCCTGGGCGCTGCGTTCGTGTTCCTGGTCGGCCCCCTGCTCGCTGTCGTTGCTTCGTTCGCTCAGTTGATGGGCGTACTCGGCGGCTTCGTGACCTATGTCTCTAGGGTTGTGATCGTAAAGGCGATCGTTCCCTTGGCAAGTGCTCTGATCTGGCTGGCGCAGACTGCTGTCATTCCCTTGATCCGACTGTTCATCGGTCAGTTCGTCGCTGCGATCGCCGCGGCCACCTCCGGCCTGATCGCCATGGGCGTTCCGGTCTGGGCACTGGCGGCACTCGTCGCCGCCGCAGTCGCCGCCATCATTCTGATCCTTGACGACGATCTTCGTGAGAACGTCTTTGAGATCGTGGAGAGTATCGGTAGGGCGTTCGCTCAGTTGCCGGGGATCTTCGCTCGTGCCCTGGAGGCCGTAGCTCGGGTCGTAGCCGATGCTGTCACGCAAATCTGGGAGATGCTCCAGTACTTGAATCCGTTTGCACGGCACTCGCCGTCGCTCGTGGACAACGTGACTGCCGGTATCTCGACAATCCTCGATCAGTTTGAGCGCTTGCGGGGAATCCGTGGGGCGATCTTCTCTGCGACTCAGGCACTCGACGCCTTTGGGATGGCGGTCAATCCCAAGGCGCGGTCCTTCCGCGAGCAGGAGCTTCGGGAGCAGGCCAGCACGGTGTCCGCTGCCGTTCCGGGTTCGGGGGGACCGGCCAACGCCATGGTGGATTCCATCCTCCAACTTGAAGCTGAGTTGCCGAACCTCGCTCGCGAGATTGCGGCTCAGAACCAAGTCGTTGGCGTGTGGGAGCGCTCGCTGGCGGCAGCGGACAATCAACTTCGACAGTTGGAGGTTCAACTTGAGTCGTCCCGTGATGCCTTTGAGTCCGTAGCGGCGACCATCGAGGCGGCGAACAACCGGATCGCTGAGCTAGCCGAGACTCCCATCGAGGGCATGACGGCAATGGAGGATCAGATCTTTGAGAACGAGATGGCGCAGAAGCGCCTCCGCCTGGAACTTTTGAAGTTCGAGCAGGCGGGCATCTCGATCGATGAGATCAAGGACAAGTACGCAGCCTTGAACGGAGAGATCGAACTTCTGCGGGGCGAGCAGGGGAGCCTCCGGGCAGCCGGGGCCGGGTCCGACATCCTCTCGGTGTATGACGCTCAGATTCAAGCACTGGAGGATCAGCGCGGTGGTCTTACGGAGACGGCTCGGACGATTCAGGATATCCAAGATCAACTGGATGCTCTGGATCTTGAGGGTCGCTTCCTGGAACTCACCAAGTCGATCAACTTCGATCCACTGGAGCGTCAGATCGAGCGCCTTGTTCATGGCGTCCACGAGATGCCCTTCGATCAGATCCTTGCCCAGATCCAGGAACAGCAAGCAATCGTCGCAGCGCTCACTCCGGAGTACGACCGTCTGGCCGCTCAGGTCGAGCGCGAGGAGGCGGCGGTAGAGGCAGCCCGTGACGGGCGCGAGGCGATCAACGCGCAGCTTGATCTTGAGCAGGACAAGCTAGACCAGTTGGAGCAGTCGTACAGCGACATCCAAGCGCTCATCCGGGACATGGAGGGTGCCCTCACTTCGATGGTGTCTTCCATCGAGGCCGATCTCGCCAAGATCAAGGAGCCTGACTTCATTGATCGGATGATGGATGCGGCAGCGCTGGCCGAGGACATGGAGATCTTCGGTGGCGACACCGTGCTCGGGCCAGAGGGCGATCTGTTCGACATCGAGGCACTGAACAAGCAACTTGAAGACGACATTGCCAAGATGCTGGAGGACATGGGAGTCAATCTCGACTTCGGAACCTTGTTCAAGGATCTCTCCATGGATCTGTTCGACAAGATCACGGAGCCGTTCCGAAAGGCGTGGGAGCGGGTCAAGGAACTGGCGTCCGGTGTTGTGGATTGGTTCAGGGATCACTGGACGAAGATTCTCCTCGCGGCGCTGGCGCTCCCCATGTTGCCGATCCTCATTCCGGCAGCGATCATCGCTGGCCTGTGGGTCATGCGAGACAAGATCTTCGGATTCTTCCAGAACCTTGCATCGGTCGTGGGCGGCTGGGCCTACGACAACATCATTCTTCCGATTGCTCGGACCCTGGAGGGCTGGGGTCAGTGGCTCTCGGATCACGTGTTCGGTCCGTTCGTTGGGGCGCTCACCACCTTGTACGAGACGGGGATACGGCCCGTCATCGATGCGATCCAACTGGGCTTCGAAATCCTTGGCACCGTCATCTCGACGGCCTGGGACGTGATCGTCGCCGTCATTAGCACTTCATGGGACGTGATCAGCGCGATCTTCGGTGCGATCTGGGATGCCCTTGACGGCTTCCTCATTCCTATCTTCACCCT